AAGAAACTGATGACTATGTTGGAGAACTATGATGATTACACTAACACTTGATTCAATACCTCAAAGACCTATTCAGGTTGATGAGTTGACTATCAGAGACATTGAAGATGGTAGAGTACTGTTCTCATCTGGTCAGTGGTTACCTGTAATAGAAACTGAAGAAGAGATATGGAACTGTATAAGAGGAGACAGATGATGAAACCTCATGAGCTAACAAAGATTCGTAATGATGTTGAGTGTTCTTTACATGGTAACACAGTATTGCTTCACTATAACAGGAATAGAATCTATATACTTTCTAATGATAGTGAACTAAATGGTTCAACTTGTACAGATATGTCAATGTATCGTGATAGATATCGTTCCTCTTACTTCGTCTACAATACTCGCCCCATAGACTGGGACACAAGGTTCTTACATGATTTCTTACAAGACTTACAAAGAATAGAGGAGAACATAGGATGCTTAAAATAGATTTACACAATCTTTATCATGATGTTCCAGTGTATTGGAAGAGGACTATCGCACTATTACACTATGACAAACACGATGAAGCTTTATATATCCTACACAATCGTGATGAATTTGATGGTGATAAACCTTCCGACTTTGCTAAGTTCTCATCACAGTTCCGTTATAGTTGGTGGCTAACTGATGAAGACCATGACGAATCTGATGACGACTTAAAGTGGTTGACAGACTATTTGAAACTACGTGATGATAACATAGGGAGACTGTAGCTATGACAGAATGTTATGAATGTGATTATAATAATATACCTGCTGATGTAGATTTGGGGACGCTGTAGTAGGCTTACTTACAGTAGCGTAGTTTCACTACAGCTGACCCACCGATGGGTGGCGACCCTTGTACGCATTTGTTAAAACTTTATTTAGGAGATAATATCATGACATTACAAGACTTAATCGCATCTATCCAAGCAGCAGCTACCTCTGGTGTTACTGTTAACATCAATGTACAAGGTGGTGCTGGATTGTCAACACCTATTGATGACATCGACAATGACATTGATGATGATGACTTGGATACAGACTTCGACATTGGTGACAGAGTATTAGTATGCCACATCAGACATGATGGTACTCGTGTTCACACCAATGGTACAGTTGATTCAATTGGAACAGATGACAAAGGTCCTTACGTTCGTGTAACTGGTGACAATGGTAAACATTATCGTTGCGGTCTGCACTATGATGAGGAAAGACTTGGCTCAATGATTGTAACAGTTGAGTAATAAATTGGTGGGGGTTGGCAACAAGCCTTGTCTTTGACTCGGCGACAGTTGTCAGCCTCCTTTAACTTTTATATAGGACAGTTAAAATGCAAACACAAGATATAAAATTAGTCGCACGAGCTATTGAAGTTATGTCACATGGCGTCGACATTTCTAATTATACTTATGAAGATTTTAGAAAAACCTACTTCAACAAAGATGGAAAGATTGTACAAAGAGCTGGTGATAATGTACCAGACTTCTTATTATCCTTTGATGACGTAGCTGTCACATACCTTGATGGATATTGTAGTAATCTTTTACGTCAAGGCAGTTCATATATTTTTAAAAGAGACATTGAAGGACTTACACCTAACATCACAGTCACTGAAGATATGTTGGTGTCAACTATTCAAGCGTTGTTTAAGTCTGATCTCAGCACATTTGAAGGTGTCGCACGTGAAGTAGTTGATGAAGAATTTATGAAGAGAATCAAAGACTTAAGAGAGAACTTTAACAGAAAAGATAACAAACCTCATGAGAGTTGGCTTAAGAACATGAGCATTGAAGCATTGCAAAAGAACTTCGAAACTATCACAGCAATAGCTTACAAAGACCAGCCAGAGATTAGACAAAAAATGTTTGACACTTACACCAAGCCTCTTAAGTCTTTCAACATTGCAGGTTACGAGGACTATCCAATATATGATAACAGATTGTTTATACCTATCAACGAGGCTGACATCTACGACATCCTTAAACAATATCCAGAGATGAAGAGTAGCCTAGAAGGTATGAAGTACATTGTAGTTAGTAAGAACTTGTATGACTATTACTACTGCAGTTGGGGTAGCACATTCCAAAGTTGTTACAGTATTGGCAACAGTTCACACAACGGCTGGTATGGCATGATACCTTTTGGTACATTTGATAGTCACTTCATTATCTATGGTACTAAGGAAGAACCTCAAAAGGTTACGATGATGGGTAAATGGTGGGCTCCTTACATGTACTTTAGAAGTTGGGGCTGGCTTGATGAGGATAACAATCTGTTAGTAGATAAGCAATACTCACAATCATTTAGACAAAATTGTTTCAGTTCTTTATACGATAAGCTAGGATTTAAGTATGACGGTATTGATAGAGAGTTGAAGGATGGCACAGCTTATAAGACTTTCTTCAACAAGTATGAGTTACGTTTTTATCCTGATTCACTTGTAAGAAGTGGTAGAAAGTTCTACTTCCATAGAGATGGCGGTGATAAAGAGTTCATGGGTAGTAATTGTTACAACGGTAATTACACAGTTGTAAATACTCTTGGCAGTCTACGTATGGTGACAGATTCTTTCACATGTGTCAAAGATATTGAGATTGATAATGGTGTCCTCTTCAATCCTAAGGTATGCTCTATCACAGGTCTTCATATACCTGAGGAAGAAGACAAAAGTTTCTATGCCAAGTTCTTTAAAGAACCTATCAAGTCTTTGTTAGTTCTATCATACTGTGATGGTTATATCAAGACTGATGCAAGCACATTACAAGGCAGTGTCAGTGTACCATACTGGAAAGGACACAACGATACTAAATGCTACATGGATGGTAACACTTTGTACTTCTCTACTAAACCTTTCTATTTCTCTGATAGGGTAATGAAGTTGGATAAGTTCAAAGAGTTTATCAAAGGTCACATCGAAGATGCACCAGTTAATTGCGTGTTGTTGAAAGTTATTGACAACAACGGCGTTCAGTTTATTAAATATAGAAAGAAGGTGATTGCATAATGAAGGACTTACTTAAATTATATTCGTTTGAGTCAGTACATAATACACCAGACGAGAAGGCAATAGCTGATTGGATTTGTAAAAAGCTTGACTCAATAAATGTTAAGGATTATCAAAGAGTTGGCAACAGTATCTACAGACTAAGTCATAAAGAAATCATATTGTCGGCACACCTTGACCAAGTTAAAACAAACGGTAAAGCTGTTAAGTTCTACTTACAAAGTGACCACATCATAGCATACAATAACAAATGGGAAAGAACTTCACTAGGTGCTGATGATAAGAACGGTATCTGGATAATCTTGCAAGCTTTAGAGGCTGGTAAAGAGATTGACTTCATCATTAGTGAAGGCGAGGAGTGTGGTTGTGTAGGTATCACAGCTCTTGAAGACTTAGGAGTACTTGATGCAATCGATGCAAGTAGCTTCTGTCTTGTGCTAGACCGTAGAGGATACCAAGAGATTCTTAAAGGTGGTAGTACTGATATCTACTGTGCAACGTTAGCACAAGACCTATGCAATTTCTTAGGCGGTCCTTACAATGTAGGCACAGGTAGCATAAGTGACACAAGAGTTCTATGCTGTTATTGTGAGTCTGTTAATATTGCAACAGCTTATGAAGGTGCTCATACATCTTCAGAGACAACTAATTGGCAACAACTACAGGAGTTAAGAGATGATGTTATCGATATCATTGATAATTTTATTCATTATTCTACTGACCCAGCTGTATATCTCAAACCTTATAAACCTACAAAAACTTATGGAGGAGGATACTACCATGGCTACAACTACTAAAAGAATCTTTTATCCTTGTAAATATTATTTAGCAGATGAGGAGAATCGTGTATTAGAATTTAATACAATGTCTGATGCAAAGTTAGCAGCACTTAAAACAGATGTGATACTGGTTGCATTAGACTATCAAGGCAATCGTTCACCTGTTAAGTATACACCACCAGCTTTGAAAGCTGATAAAATTATTGTAGATTTTGATAAAAAAGTATTGACAGTTGAAGGTAATCCTGTTACAATAGGTGGCACTGAATGTAAAGTAGGTGACAATGATATTCCACCAGTAAGTTGGCAACAAGTTTTATCAGCTGCAACACTTACGTCAAAAGCATTAGAAATTGTAGGAACACCACCGATTGAAGGAAAGGATATAACAGATGAGATGTCAGATTTGTAATAGAGAAACAGAGAATTGGCAGAAGAATAGACACACTGGTAAATATGAGAGCATCTGTGATAGATGTAAGAAGTCTATTAGAGATGTTACTAGTTACTATACTGATGTTGATGAGCCTATATTAGTTGCTGAAGATGATGACACTGATATAGATGTGTTAACAATTCTTAAGGAGATTGATGCAGATGACAGTAGAAGAACTAATTAGACGTCTACAATCGTACCCACCTGATATGGTTGTTAAGATTGTAACAGTGACTACTGATGATGTTGTTAGTGTGTCACAAGATGGAGAGGACTTTGTTAAATTAGGAGCAGGCTAATGCATTACGTGTACAAGTTTATCTGTGATAGCAAGGAAGACTTCTTATACAAGTGTAAGTTTGCTAATGTCAGAGACGGTGAGATAACAAAGTTCAGACTTAGTGAATGGTTTGATAACTGCTTACCTAAAGACAGATTAGTAGGTGCTGACTGTGTGTGGGTAGTTGATTCAATAGGCAGACTAGCTTGTTATGGTGAGACATACGCTAACAAATACTTACAATATGTGAAGGATATAACAATTTGTGAATTGAATTTAGGAGGTTTATGATGTCAATATACGACAAGATAAAACAGAAAGCAGAGGAGAATGGTTACGGTTTGACACCATTTGCTGAGAAGATTGCACAAGCTAAAGAGAGATTCTTTGGTGAAGCAGAGTGGGAGAGATGTCCTTGTGACCCTATATCAGACCGCTCATGTATCAGTGAGAGATGTCACCATGATATAATGACAGAGGGTCACTGTCACTGTAACTGTTACGTTAAAGACTTGATAACATTTATGAAAGGAAATGTAGCATGAGTGCACCAGATTATAAAGATGATTTAGTATTTCCACCACAACCTGAAGACAATAGTTATAAGGCTTTGTGTTGGACGTTTGCAGCTATGATGATTCTCACAATCATCACAAACCTTGTAACAATCTTATCTAATTCACAAGTTGTTACAGCTATTGACAATCCTAATGTAATTGTTAGCAAGTGTGATATGGTGACAGTCACGAGCAACTGTGAGAAAGGTGATGAAGATTGTATACAACAATACTGGGATGACTATGGAGATGACTAATGGAGTTCAGCAAGATTTCATACGGTGACTATCACTACATAGAACTGTATAGATATGCTGGGACTTATACAACTGGCATAAGGTTTACAGTAGACAGATACGTAGTCAACTTCAATATATATTTCTTAGGATTCTCACTGATTATAGAGCTTGGAAAGGAGATATATTGATGACAAAGTGTAGTATGGACTATTTTAAAAACTGTGTAGAGATTACATATAGAGTTTATTATGATGACACAGAATGTAAAATATTTAATAGTTGTAAGAAAGCTAAAGAGTTTATAAAGACTTTAAAAACAAATAACTGGTCATTAAATAAGTATCGTTATCATCACGCATGTGTTCCTTGGCAAGATTCTTCAGAGATATCACATGGGTGAGATAGTACAGCTTCACCGTTCTTGTCCACACTGTGGTAGCTCTGATGCTTTGTCAGTCTATGCAGATGGCGGTGCTAAGTGTTTCAGTTGTGGATGGTCGTGGAAAGAGTTTGAGAAAGGGGGTAACAAAAGAGTGACACATATTGTTTCAGAGATTATTGAAGATGCTGGAAGATTTCCAACAGATGGCATACCTGATAGAGGTATTACAGCAGACACTTGTAAAAAGTATGGTGTTCGTGTTGTAGTTAAAGAAGGTGGTATAGCTCAACACATCTATCCTTACTACGACATAAAAGGAAACCTTGTAGCACAAAAGATTAGAACTGTTGAAGGTAAGAAGTTTAATTGTAGAGGAAGTATGAGCAGAGCTACACTGTTCGGTCAACAATTGTTCCCAGCTGCTGGTAAGTTTATCACAGTGACTGAGGGAGAGATTGATGCAATGTCAGTGTGGCAGATGACAGGTGGCAGAAGTCCTGTTGTATCTATAAGGAACGGTGCTAACTCTGTTAACGATATCAAAGCAGCTTATGAATATTTAGACAGCTTTGAGAACATCGTAATCTGTTTTGATGGGGATGATGCAGGTCGTGAAGGAGCTAGAAAAGTTGCAGAGATTCTGCCACCTAAGAAGGTTAAAGTTGTCAAGCTACCTAAAGATATGAAAGATGCTAACGAATTCTTGAAGGCTGGCAAAGCTCAGGAGTTCTACAACAACTATTGGTGGAAGGCTGAAGAGTATAGACCAGAGGACATTGTCAACTACTCTGATTTGTGGAGTCGTATTGAAGAGTTCAAGAAGTCTATGAAGTATATTCCAACACCTTGGCAAGGAATTAATGACAAGCTGTGTGGGTTTAGACCAGGTCAGTTAATTGTGTTTGCAGCTGGTACTGGTATGGGTAAGTCAGCCTTCCTCAAGACCTACATCGAACACATACTTCAAACAACTAACACAAAGGTTGGTGCCTTCTTTCTTGAAGAGATTGCAGAAGACACTGCAGTATCTATGATGTCTTTAGCGGCTGGTCTTAATCTTCGTAGACCTGAAGTCTGGGCTGCACAGAGTGAGAAAGACCTGAAGAGATGGTTTGAAGAGTCTGGTGCTGGTCGTAGACTTGAACTTTACGATGGCTTTGACTTCGATAACATAGACCTGTTAATGGATAAGATAAGGTATCTCAACAGAGCTCGTGACTGTGGTGTAATTATCCTTGACCACTTGACGATGGTTGTTGATGATGCAGACAATCCTACACAGGAGTTAAACAAACTTGTTGCAGACTTGAAGAAGATATCTGTTGAGCTTGGTATCATTATTGTTGCAGCTTGTCACCTACGTAAAGCACAGAATGCAGCTAAGCAAACTGAAGAAGGTGGTCGAGTTACACTAGATGATTTGAAGCAGTCGTCTTCAGTCAAGCAACTGGCTGATATAGTAATTGGTTTAGAGCGTAACGGTCAGGCAGAAGACCCAGTCGAGGCTAACACAACTAAGATGAGGGTGCTGAAAGACCGTGACTTTGGTTCGAAAGGATTGGCAGCTGCCGTTGTATATGATAAAGAAACTACTAGATTGGTTGAGAGGTCACTGGAGGACTTCGAAGACTAAGTCATTCATGGTGCGTGTACCTGAGGAGGCTGTATTAGATCCTTATCAATTTCTTGGTACAGTTTCTCAAGGCTATCACATACGCCTTACACCTTCTACACTTCCATCTATAGCACAAATTCAATATCTACAAGCGATGATACATAAGATAAAAACTGATGACAAACCTCTTATCGCTACAAACATTTGCAGATGGGATAATACTGTCAGAGATTTTGTAAGTATTAGAAGAATGAGAGCAGGTGATGTAGCTGATATACCGTCACCAATGACAGACATTGATGTAGGAGAACTGTGATGAGGAATGTGTTGGTAGCGTATGATACAAGAATGTTGAAGGGTAGCAAAGATAAGTTAGACTTCTTAGCAAAGCTGTTGAAGATTCACAACGTTCAGTACGACTGGCTAGAATCTAATGGCAGTCCTGAGAATGCTGATTACATGGCTCTTGTACAGTTCTCATGCTTTGCTGATAATTCAATAGTGACAAGGGTTGTTTCACTGTGTAAGAAATATACGTTAACAGATTGGTGGGGTCATAAAGGTCCTATACTACCTGCAACATTTGATAACTATGATATAGGAGGGTTGTAATGAAGAAGGTTGTCTGCGATATTGAAGCCAATGGTCTCACACCTGATAAGATATGGTGCTGTGTCTGTCAAGATATTGCTGACGATTCTATCATAGTCTTTAGAGATGGTGATGCTGATAAAGCTCGAGAGTTCTTTAAAGGTGTAGACAAAATTATTGGTCACAACTTCATCGGTTATGATGCTATCTGGTTGAATAAGCTGTGGAAGTGTGGTATTGGTATAGACAAAATTGTTGACACGTTGGTACTGTCTCGACTAGCTGATAGCTTTCGTGCTGGTCATAGCTTAAGAGATTGGGGAGAGAGACTTGGAGTTTATAAAGACCATCACGATGACTGGTCACAGTGGTCACAAGAGATGGAAGACTACTGTATACAGGATGTTAAAGTAACTCGTGCAGTTTATGAACAACTTAAGAAAGAACTTCGACATTGTACACGAGAGGCAATAGAGCTAGAGCATTGGTCACAGGCTATACTAGAACGTCAACGTATCAAAGGGTTCTTGTTAGACCACGACTTAGCTTTGTCTACTAAGGCAGAGATTGATAAGAAGTATTGTGATATCATTCAACAGTTGAAGACAGTGTTCCCACCTCGTAAGGTTATCACAGGTGAATGGATTGCTAAGAGAACTAAAACAGGTGAGTTGAATGCTGTGTCACAGAGGATTATCAACAGTGGTAACGTTGAACATGTTGATGGTGATGTATACAATCGTATCACATATAAAGAGTTCTGTATAGATTCTCCATCAGAGATTGTTGAGCGGTTAAAAGATTGGTGGAGTCCTACAGAAATGACACCAGGTGGCCAGCCAAAGGTTAGTGAAAGAAATCTTAACACACTGAGAGAAGATGCACCAGAATCTTTAAAGCTTATAAAGGATTGTAAAGTCTTAAAGAGTAGGTCAACACTGATACAGTCTTACTTCGATGCTTGTGGAGAGGATGGTAGAGTACACGGACAGGTGATATCTATTGGTGCAGGTACTCATAGAATGGCGCACAGGAATCCTAACACTGGTAACATTCCTTCTAAAGGTTTGTATGGTGAAGTGTGTAGACAGATGTTTACAGTTGGTGAAGGACGTAAGCTAGTTGGTTGTGATGCTGCTAACATTCAGCTACGTGTCTTAGCACACTACTTAAATGATAAAGAACTTATCCACCAGATTGTACACAAAGACATGCACTACTTCTTCTCACAAATCTATGGTCTCAATCCTAAAGACAAAGACTATGATGAAAGCAATCACGAGATGAAGGAGGCTAGAAAGAAAGGTAAGACTTGTACATTCGCTATCATCATGGGTGCAGGTGTTGCAAAGATTGGTAGCATCTTAGGCAGTTATGAGAGAGGTCAACAAGCTTTCGATGGACTGAAGAAGAACATCTCAGGTTGGAATAAGTTTCAGAAAGAGATTGCAATGAGAGCTGCTGTTGGTTATTTTACTGGCTTAGATGGTAGAAGGATTCCTTTGAAGTCTGCTCACTTTGGTATGTCATCATATCTGCAAGCTGGAGAAGCTATCATAATGAAGAAAGCTATGATAGAGTCTTATAAAGAAATCAAGAGTCTTGGCTTAGATGCTTTCCAAGTTGCAGTAGTTCATGATGAAATGCAGTATGATTGTGCAGAGGATTGTGCAGTGACTGTTGGAGAGATTTTAAAGAAGAATATCATAGCTGCTGGAGAACATTTCGGTCTTCGTTGTCCTTTAGGAGCTGATTACATGATTGGTAATAACTGGTTGGAGACTCACTAATGACTGATAACATTTTAATAGGGGTTGAAGACAGCCCTGACTACGGTATCACCGATATCGTATATGAAAGTAAACTTGAGAAGCTTGATGCAAGGTCTATTGTATACGTAATAGATATGCTCGAGAGATGTCTTAAGTATTGTGACAACTTGTTAACGGAGAAGGAACATGAAGACGATTAAAGAATTATGGGAGCTCAGTATAGTTGTTAAAGACTTATACAATTTCATATACAGGCATTGTCCAGAGTATCGAGAGTGGTTGGAGAAGAACTACAAGGAGTACATAGAATGAAAAAGTATTACATAAGACGTAGTGATTTTGTTGGTGTTGTCACAGGTAGAGAGAATACTCTCCATATTCTATGGCCATTTGTAATAAAAGTTGACTCTGTTATGTTTGAGGTTACTAACCATGATGCAGACCCTACTAGATCCTACTACTTCTTCCACACCTATAATGCTGATGAGCTTAAGAAGTGGATAGAAAAAGCATGTCAATGTCAAATACAATACCTTGATGATACTGAAATAGATATAGGAAATTTGTAAAAAGTTGTTGACAAGTTCTAATTATTATGTTAAACTTAATGTGTAAAACTTAAAAGAGGAGTGTTAAATATGTCTGATATGAAGACAATCACATTAAAAGGCGTCGAGTTGCGCTGGGCCTATCTTGCGGAGCCATCAACTCGTGGTGAGTTCGCGTCCAATAAGTACCAAGTTGATGTAGTTATGGATAAAGAACAAGCGAAGCTCGTCAAAGAACTGAAGAATGCTCGACAATCCCTCAAAGATTTAGGAGACGGAAAGTTCAGCATTACTTTGAAGTCTTCTCGCAAGCCCAAAGTCGTCAACGCTAAGAAGGTTGTAATGTCTGATGATGACGTGAAGTCTATTGGTAACGGCACTACTGCGATTGTTAAAGCCAATCAATATTCTGGTTTTAAAGGTGCCACCTTCTTAGGCCTCGGTGCAGTCATGGTTACAAACCTAGTACAGTACTCAGGTGCTGACGACTTTGCGGATATTGATGTAGATGCTGATGACTCTGCACCGTTTGACACGGACGATGACGAACTCATCTAAGACAGTTGAGACATTGGTAGAGGATATCTACCAACTTCTTCAAGGAAGTATCGAGATCGATGACAGCCTTGTTCAAGACCTAGCAAATGATATAGCTAACACAGTCAGAACAAGGCTTTCTTCATCTCCAGAGAAACGTAATCATCTGTCCCTATCATCAGTAGGGAAGCCGTTAAGGAAGTTGTGGTATGACTTAAACGACCCCGAAGAAGACGTCCCAGCTCCACCATATAGTCGTTTAAAGTTTCTGTATGGTGATATTATTGAGGACATATTATTATGGCTAGCAAAGGTTAGTGGGCATGACGTATCAGGCCGACAGCAGGAAGTAAAACATTGTGGAGTAGTTGGACACATCGACAGTATAATAGACGGAGAAGTTGTTGATGCTAAGTCTGCTTCACCTCGTAGCTACCAAAAGTTCGCACTAGGTACACTGCCACACGATGACCCTTTTGGATATCTTGCACAGATTGCTTCGTATGATGCAGAGGTTGGCAAAGGTAAACCAGGTTTCTTAGCAATGAATAAAGTGACTGGTGAAATCTGCCTCTATCAACCTGACATGGTGTTTGATACACCGAATACGGAAGAGCTGATAGCAAAGGCTAAGGAGACTATTGCTAAACCTACACCGCCTGAGGAGAGATGCTATCAACCTGTTCCAGATGGTAAGAGTGGTAACATGAAGCTTGATAAAGGCTGTTGCCTCTGTCCTTATAAAAGAAAATGTTGGCAAGGTTTAAGAGCCTTTAGATATTCTGATGGCATTAGATACTTGACAACAGTTGTTAATGAACCTAAAGTTGAGGAGATAATATATGACAATCAAAGTCACTAAAACAAACTGGAGACCGTTTATTGAGTTGCATGGGAAACCTAAAGACCCTGCTGAAGAACCTGAACTGTTCTACTTCGACGTCACTAAACGTCCTCTAATAATTCAAACAAAAGATGGTA